CTGTGGTCAATATGTCTAGATGGGTAAGGTAGAAAGATCCTATCATAATTAGACTTCAGTAGATCATCTAAATAGGTTACTATTTCATATTCTGGAAGTGTATCTAAATGACCTTCTTTTTCTGAAAATATAAAAGTTTCACCTACACCTAAAAATTTATGACAAGCTTCTATTTCTTTCATTTTATCTGAAGCTAATATATAATCCCCTTTAAAGTTTACATAAGAACTAACACCCATTATTAAAACATCGCATTTGTTTTTTAACATAAAGTTACCACACCCCAACACTTCATCATCTGCGTGAGGTGCAATAATTAGATTTTTATATATCATAGATTTTCATTGTTTTTTATTTTACTTGAACTTTTTTTATACATATAGGTAAATATTTCAGCCATTTCTGGCATCTCTGAATCTATCAATGCTTTTGCTAATAGTTTTCTGCTATCAATAGACTTAGTGCTTTGAAGTATTAAATTGTAATACTCATCTAGTTTTTTATTATATCTAGAATACATTCCATAGTTATTATATGAGTGCATTGCTGTGGTGTGATCATAAGACTTACCGTTATTTTTAAAGAAATCTCTTATATTATAATAAGTCATATTATCTACTGTTCTCATAATATAAACAAACAAAGATCTAACTTCAATTATATCTTGTCTTCTACTGTTTTGAAATATATTAATTCCTGTTATTTTTTTTAAAACTCTAGACGTTTCCTGAGCAAACAAAAAATTCTTATCTATTGCTGTTTTAAATTGTTTCATATAATAAATATTCGTTTAAATCTGTGTCCTTGTGATCATTGTATTCTTTAACTGCAGCTTCACACTTTTGCTCACCAGTTAGATAAAATTCTTCCGATACATCTATCCATTTAGGAACTAGTGTCCCTTTATCAATAGCTATAAATTTAAAATCTTTGTAAGATATTCCAAATAAGTTACAATAGATAAAACATTGTAAATCATAACTAAAATCTTTAAAAGCCCATTTAGTGTTTTTTATGTTAATCGTTGTCTTGAGATCTATGATCTGCCCAGTTTCAGTAATAATATCTGCTTTCCCACGAAAAGGCATTCCCATCACATTCCCTGCGATTGCAACTTCAAATTCTGCGTTTTTTAAAACAGATACTAATTTGCTATTCATAAGGAATCCATCTGCTAAACGCTCTGCACTCTTTCTTTCTGCATAAGTAAAACACTTTCCGTATTCTATTTCTGCTGCTTTGAATGCTTTAGTCGCTCTTCCCTTTATATCAATAAATTGCTGTGCTTCAAAAACGTGAGGTTCTAGAATAGCAGTATGAAATAACCAACCATCTCGTAAAGCCTGAGTTTCTTTAGTACCATATTTTAATTCTTTTACAAATTTCTTATAGGAGTGCAACAAAGTTTTTGCTATGCTACTGCTTAACATATTCTTACCGCAAACATTATAATAAAATTCATCATCATCCATTTTTTTGATTAACTCTGCTTTGTCCCAAACAGTTCCATCTAGTAATTTTATAGTCTCTACTTTCTTTTCCATATCTTATTAATGTGTTTTTTTTTCCATATTAGTTTTAATTTATTTCTTTGCTTAACAGTTGGCATTTTGCCCATTTTGCATACAGATTTTACAAATTCATAATCTTCATAGAATAATGTTTTTTTAAGTAAATTTTTCAACCATACAACAGCTTCTTCTGTTAATGGCTTACGACCTGTATCTGCTCCTGCTTTATAACTAACTCCATATCTAAAATCTGAATCATAGACAGATCTTTTTTGATTGCTAAACCTATCCTTTGCCATCTATATGAATTTTATCGTCTTTCATCCCAATCGTTTTTAATTAGTATAACACTTTCTACTATGCTTTCATAATCTTGATAAGCTGCCATTAAAGAATGTTCTAAATCTTTAACTTCATCCCACCTTGCACCGTGAGGGTTATCATCCCAAGTGAAATTTAATTCCTGTACTTCTTTTTTGTTTTTTAAGATCCTAATTTGATATTCACCGGGCATATCTAGTTTCCATCTTTCTTTTCGTACTTCTTTATCTGAATCTTCTAATCTAGTTATTAATTCTGCTTTGGTACATTTTTCTAAAATCTCATAATAGGATTTATGGAAGTGTCTTTCTTGTTTTTTCATAGTTCTATTTCGTTTATATTTTTATATACATAATCTAAGTCTTTTAATAAATTTTCTTTTTTATAATCCGTTAAATCTTCACTAAATCTAAAATCTAAATTTATATTACTTAATCTTCCTAATGCTTTTCCTGCTCTTATAGCATTTCTTGTGTTTGCTGATTGATAATTTTCAATTAGCTTTTCATCATATGAATAATGATCTATTGTTAAATTTCCTGTTTTTTCCATTTGTTCTTTGTTTAAATTATTCTTGATTAAATTTGTCTTTAATTGTTCTAACTATCATTGCTTCAAATAAGCGAAGGATTCCGTATCCTAAAAGTATTTTAAACACTAACATTTGTAACATTTTTTAATTGTTCTTCTGCTGATCTTGCTCTTTGTATTGCACGAAGTTTATCTGAACGATATTCCGAAACAGTTAAATGATACAATTTTTTCTCATAACTAAGTTTATTACATATCCTAGTCAAAAGAATAGTTGCATCTTTCAATAACAATAAATCTGAGTTGTCAGGTTTAGCCTTGTACCACTTGAGTACAATTTCCTGCATAGTAAGTAATGCAGTATTTAATTCAACATCTTCTAAGACATCAAATTTTTCTCTTAACATATATTTTTTAATATCCATATAGTAAAGATACTAAAAATTGTTAATAATTCTAAAAAGTGTTATGATTTATTTCTGCAGCATCATTTTCTGGAAGTAAGTAACAAGGTTTTGTCACCTTTTTCTTGGTCCAAAGTGTAGTATCTGGACACCACATATCAACTGGTTTGGGTAATTCCATATTATTTAGCCAGAACAAATAGTTTCCCTTAGGATCATTTATGAAATACAACTTAACTAAATCACTAGGCATTTTCATTAGCTGATCATATTTATATTGTTCTAACATTTTATCTTCGTAGTACTTGTTGCGAAATTTCATTTCCATTACGCATTCCTTTCCTTTAGGAGTAGCACCAACAGCATCATAGTGTTCAAATCCACCACCACACCATTCTAGATCCCATCCACTAAACGTATTAAAAAATAGTATTACTGCTTTTTCGAGTCTATGTACACCTTCAATATCCATTACTGTCCGTTATTGTACAAATTATTTATGTCTTGTATCCAGTTATTATAAGTTTTAGGACTACAGGTACAAGGAACGTGATACTGGTGGTTAAAGTATTCTGAATGTAATCTTGCTAAAAATTTCTGTTCACCTTCATCTAGAGTATTACTGTTACTAGACTTAAAGTTTTGCCATTTTTTATAGTCTTCTGCTGTTAATTTAATCTTAGCCATTCCTAGATATTTTAATTTTGTTTAACATATTTTTTCTTTCATCACATTTACAATCTTTCTTACCTAATAAGTCAAACCATATTTTATTATGTAACCATTTTATACCTGAGTAATAAAAAATCTTTTCTACTAAATCTCCTAATCTCATAGCTGTTTATTTATGTTTCTGTTAATTAATTTTTCTAATCTTTTTTTAACTTTGTTGTAAGTATTGTAAACCGAATAATAACTAATTTTTGTTTTATCAGACAGTGCCTTAATAGATTCACCACCCTCTATGTATCTATAAATTTTTTCATCATACCAATGGAAAGTATCTAAAGCATTATTAACCATTTCATAGAATTTTTCTACATCATCAATTTCATTAAATTCTGGAGAGATAAGGGTTTCATATAAATCATCATAACCTACAATTTTTATCTTACTTTGTTTTCTAGTCAAATCAATAAATAAAGATCTTAGGGTACGAAAAATATAATAGTGATTAATTTCTGTTTCATTGTACATAACATCCGTTCCTTTAGAAACTAGAATATGAATTTTGATGTACATTTCTTGAACTATGTCTTCTGCGGTTTCAGAGTTGCAGCCAAAACTTTTAACAATTCTTATCCAATCGTTATGCTGTTCTGCTACAATTTCTAAAGTAGATTTCATATGCGAAACCAAGTAATATGAACACCAAATACACAAAACATAAAAGTAACTTGTTCGTAAAAATCATCTGGCCCTACATCTTCTGGATCTGGTTCTAAATTAGGGTTATAATATAAAATTCCAATTGAAAGTCCGTAAATAGGAACTAACTGAATATTAACTTGAGTGTTATTTATATTAAAATTTATCAAAACGGTAGGTCTGTTTGTACTCTTTTAGGTAAATCTAGTAAATTTTTTCCATTTATTTCAAAACCTACGTTATTTTTTACCGATCTAAGCACTATAGGGCTATCAATTGATGTCGGTCGACCCCCTGTATCCACATCCTTTACTTTTCTAACGTGGATCAAGCTATTCATCCATTCTGTTGGATGTTGGATGTACCTGTGTATCACAATAAAATCATCAGCACGATTTACAAATTTACCTCCACCCTCTACATCACTTGCCATTGGGGGAATAGGATGACCTGCATATTCGTGTCTGTCTGAATGCCTCTTTCTTAATGCTTCTGTATTTGCGTGAGTGTTTAGCCATAAACTTACTTGATTTTTCTTACAAAATACCCTCATTTCACTAGTAGCAAAATAATCATATTCGTGTCCGTTATGAGTCCTAGATAAATCTTTGTCTTTTATCAACGAATTAAATGGATCAATTAACAAACCCTGATAATTCCAAGCCTTTTTTAATTCAGTAGCTAAATCTAAAATATTTTTATAACTATATAATTCCTGAGGATCAATAAACTTAAAATGATCATTTATAAACTTTGATCTATTTTGAAAATGTTTTTCTTCTATTTTGTTGATGACATTACCCTCCATAAATTCAATCATTTTTTTCATTAAAGTGTAAGGTTCATTTTCGCTACTAAATACTAACCATTTTAAATCGTGTTTAATTGAGTACATCAACATTAAGTATAAAATAACAGTTGTCTTACCTGTGTTTGCGTGTCCAAGAATTACATTAAAGTTTGAAGTTTTAAATCTAAAATGCTCATCTATTTCAGGTATGTCTAATTTTAATCCTTCTTTAATTTTACCTGATCTAACCATTTGAAGCTTTTCAATATGATCGCTAAAGTTTATTATCATCTTTGTAAGTTTTTTTAAATGTAAGGGAAAAAAAAAGAGTAACAAATTAATGCTACTCTCCTTTTGGTTTTAACGTGTCAGAATTAAAACGGTAGATCGTCTCTATCTGGCGAATGCTGAGAAGCACTTACCTGTTCTTGTTTTGCATTGTATAAATTCCAAGTTGGATAAAGTTTTGTTCCGTCTTTAGAAATACAGATATCTAAGTTTACAAATCCTCTTTCGTTTGCATATTGTTTCATTTCTTGAAGTTCTGCAATTGCTTCATCTATCTTACATCCTACTACCGCAGGTTTCCAATCTACATTCCCTTTACTTACGTAAAATCCTTTTGCTAATTTATTTTCCATTTTATAATTGATTTAAAAATTGTTTTAATGATTTATAATCTTCTACTGTGTTTTGTATTACTACATCTCTCTTATCTTTCGCATAAGCTGCCATATTCTCTTTATAACAAACTTGTAATAGTATGGAGTCATTTGTTGTAAAAGATCCTTTAGGAGTCGTTTGTGGAGTTATAGGACGTATGTTACTAACTACTTGAATTGGTTGTTCTAAACCTTTAGCTCCTTTTGCAAATTTATACTGTTCGTTTGATACCTCGTACTGTATTTCTGTTCCTACTGAAAATTTAAAATCTCCTACAGCAGAAAAAGTATATTCAGTACCGTCAGCAAATCCTACTAAATGTTTATCAAGTTGAATCTCTTTTTTTTGAGTCTGATCGAAAAAGGGTTTGCCTTTGCCCTTTGGTGTTATAAATTTAATTTTACCTGTTTTCATACTTTGTTTTTGTTTCTAATTTAATTTCTAGATCTAAAACCTTAGTTCTTAAGAATTCAACTTCTGTTTTAAGTAATCGAATAAGATCATCGTTATAAGTCATTTTTTGAAAATTTAATTTCTACACGTTTAGAAAGTTCAGCCTTAGCAGCATTCCTAGTTCCATCTAACAATTCCTTGTTGTTTATTAATTCAACAAGATCATCATTAGTTAAAAAATCTACTAGTGCTATCATATAAATTGTTTTTGTGAAGATACTAATAATTTTTAATAAAACAAAAAAGGGATCCTAATTTAATAAGACCCCCTTCAAACAAAGTAAAAAACAATTACACTTACAAAGAATTCAAATGTAGTTTAAATCTAAATCATTTACAAGTTTATTATAATAACTTATTTTTTCTTCAAGATCTAAATTTGAAAATTTAACAATCTGCTTACTCAATTGAAGTAAATTATTACTGGTCTTTTCTCCTAAAAATATACTAAATTCAAATTGCTTACCCTGTTGCATAACATTACAGCCAAAACATTGCGGAAAAACATTATTTTCATCCCATCTTGTTGAGTAGTGTTTTCTACTCATAAAATGCCCTGCTTGTATGCCGTCTTTTTCAAAGTATCCTTTTTTTCCACAAGTTACACAGGTACAATATCCTAAATGATCTGCATTTTTTAATCTAATGTATCTACTAAAAACTACATCTAATTTCTTAACTATTTTAGTACGTGATAATTTTTTTGCCATTTAATTTGGATAGAATAAAAAAAAGGTTTTATTATACTATAGTAATACTATACTACTATAGTAATACTAATACTTATGTAATAAAGCTAGTCTAAAGCCTTTAGTAACATAGTACCAATTTCATCATCAAAGGTTTTTAGTTGTTTATATATAAACTTACTGTCTGACTTTACTTTAGTAATTTCTGATTTAGTACTATCAATTCCTAATTTAGTATATTGATCACAATCAATCCTAAGTAATTCATCAGTTCTTTCTTTAATACTTAAAGCAAAATCTTGTGCTATTTTTTCTGCTAAGTCTCTAATAGTACTTTTGTCTGTCATTCTTCTAATTTAATTGATAATAAAAGTAATGAAAAAAAATGATACTGTTATTGGTGTTTATTGTTGCCGAATACCTTTTCTACTCCTCTAGATCCAAAGTATCCACCAATTACAATACTAAGCAACCCAGTAATTGAGTCTAAAGGATAACCCATATACCAACCGATTACATAACTTACAGTCAAGAATACTAATGTCAAAGGTCTTACGTTAGAAGATAACCAAGAACCGCTTCTAGAATCAGCTACCCATCTACGAGTAGTACCATCTATTTCCGCACGTTCTATGTCAAGTTTTTTTAATGCAATTTGTTTATCGGAATCACTCATATCTGACCCTCCTATAATAGCCTGTATTACTGATCCGACTGGAGTATTTCCTGCAATAGCACCAACTACATCAGGTATCTTATTTAAAAGAAATTTACCTACTTGTGTATCTTTGAATTTTTTCTTATCCATAGTGTATTTCCTACGGTGCTAGTATGTCCAGACTGAATTTGGTTTACTTTCGTCATTGTCGCAATGGATAAAAGTTTTTGCAACTCCCAACCTACGGAATCCTGCTTTGATAAGGGCATTAAGAATAATGTATCTTTCATTGCCACTTCCCACCGCAATATCTGCGGCTTTTCCAACAAGGTGGCTTGAGTTTGCAACACCTCCGACCAATTTATTTCTTTCTTTTGTCCTGTACCCACTCGTAATATTAAACGAGATTCCTGCAATTGAACGTGCATCATCGAGCATCTGCAAAAAACTATGGTCCATATTAATGCCAGAGTTCTGAAGATCAGGCGAGTCAAATTCATACGATTCAAAATGTAACATATTTATTTAAGATGAGTTCCGTCACAATATCCGTTAGCATTTGTTGTGTTTCCACATTGACAAATTTTTGGTTCTTTCATTTTTTCTTATTTGCAATTTTCTTTTTAATTTCTTTTCTAAGTTCTTCTACATTATGTTCAATAACATCTGGAATACCGTCTTTGTCTTTATCTTTAAAAACACCGTTGTAAGTTAGTACAACTAATCCTGCTGATATTAAAACTAATATACCTATAATTTTTATCATAATTTATTTTTTATTTTTATCGTCAAAGTCCATTGCTTGTTTAAGAATAAATTTATCAAACATATCATCCTGATTTTTTAACATATCCTTTTGCAATTTAATTATCATTGCTTCGTATTCGTCTTTGCTTTTGGTAAGTGATTCAATCGTTTGTTCTTTACTATCTAGTTTGCTTTTAAGAGCATTTATATCGTCTGGTTTTGATCCTGTGATTGTTGATATAACCATTGCTAAAGATGCAGAGAGAGTACCTACCAACATCATTACAACTTCTTTGTTCGAATCTAATACAGGGTATTGAATAAACACTACCACTAAAGCAACTATGAAGAAAAAAATTAATAATGCTCCGCTGTAATGTCGGATGTCTTTGGCAACTCCATTAGTTGGTAATTTCATTTTCTAATTTTTTGAATTATTGAAATTGTTGTATATATACAGGCAAGTGCTAGAGACAAAAATTTTAGCTCCTCATTGATGCTGGTTAAATTAATAGCCAAAGCACCAATATTGAAAAAAGCAATTTTCATCTCTTCCATTATTCGTTGTAAAGTTGTAAAGCTTCCCCAGAATCCAATGCCCTGTTAAATATTCGTACTTGGTCTAATTTGCCACTAAAATTTGAGCCACTTCCATCAAAATTACCTATACAATTACCATTTGAGACGGATTGTGTGGCGAGGTTGTAAGTCCAATCCATTCCAGAATCATAAACACCATCAATAAAACATTTAGTTTTAGTAGTTTGGCTACCATCATAAGTAAAAACAAAGTGATGCCAAGCATTATCATTATATCCACCTGCGGTTGATTGAGCATTATTAGCTGATTGTCCAGTCCCTGCCCAGTTGTTAACACAAATTTTACCTGCAGGAGAAAAACTGTTATCTATTCTAATGTTAAATGTATTATTACCATTTCTTTTATTAAACATATAGCTACCATCTGCAGTTGAAGTATTAAACCATAAGCTATAACTAAACTGTTCTCCTTCTGCTCCGTAAGTTTGCGGTAGAGTTATTTTACTACTACTACTATTAAATATTGCTGCTTTATCTATATACCCTGTGGCATAGGCTTCTGTTCCACTCCAAGTTCCATTATAATTACCTTCTGCATCGTTTGCGTTATCTTCAAACTTGTATAAAGCTACTTCACTTGCATCACCAAATGGGTTAGTTGCGTTTCTTGTTAGACCGCTTGGGTTAAATACTTCTTCAGCTATTGCTAAAAAGATAAAATCTCTTCCTGCATCGTTTAATGAGGAGTTGTTTCCTAAAACTGTAAAACCATTACTATTTAATATAACATCATTAGTAAAAGAGCCTTCTACAACTAATGAGTTTGCATAAAGTCTTGAAGTTAAAGTTCCGTTTCTTTTATTGTCAACTATATTCCACCATTCATCTGATGTTGTTTTAATTAAAACAAAAGCAGGTCTGAAGTTTGTTACTATTAATTGTGTACTATCTGACCCAACGTAGCTGCCTACTCGTGACATTCCATCTACTGAATGGAAGCAGTAGGTAATAAAATCAGTACTGGATTTACTAACTCCTGTCGTTGTGCCTATGGTAAAAACAGAATCTGTCGGTGCTGTATCATTCCAATAAGATAAAGAATCTTGTCTTGCAGAACTTTCATTTAATCTTACGTTATAATCTTCTGGACTTGTTTCGTCTAAACCTATGTGGTATGTGTACCAACTTGCTGAATGACCCATTGATTTAACAATATACATTTGAGGGGCAGAATCCAATCCGTGTCCTACGGTAGCAATACCACCGCCACCAGTATATTTTACAATACTAAACCCTGCTTCTTTATTAGCTGAAACTAAACAATTTGCACCTTGTATTGTACCATCATTATTTTGAACTGAAGCACCACCTGCTCGAATACACCAAGCTACATATTTAGAATTTGTTGAATTTACATAAGTAGAAGTACCTATTTTAAAACCATTGTTTTCAATACTCGATATGAAAGAATTTCCAACATTAGCATCTTGTGGAAAAGTACCGTATGGATAAATCAAATTTAAATTTGTTGCATTAGGACCTGTACCTGTTCCGCCTCTCACTGAATCGGCAATTATATGGTCTGTTGCATTAGGACTTCTTTGCTTTGCCCAAACAAAATCACTTTGAAAATTTAAGCCAGATATTAAACGATTAGAAGTATTATTTCCATCCCAAATGAGGGTATTAAAATAATCTGTCGGTACAATAGTAGGCACACAATAAACCTCATTGTAAAGTGTGGTTACTTCAGAACTTGAAAGTGTTTTGTTGAATATACGAACGTTATCTATTGAGCCGTCAAAAAACTGTTGAAATGAACCTCCTGTAAATCTATAGCTTCCTATACCTGCTTTTGTAGTTGAATGAAAATTAATTAAATTGTTTTGTGTTAATGTTACAGCTGTACCGTCATTAATATATATATTAGCTTGGGTTGTGCTTATAGTGAGCACTACATTTGTCCAAACATTATTAGCGACAGTTGCGGTTGTATTTAAATTACTTTGTGTACCGCTATTATAAAATTGAGCAGTTAAAGTTTGATTTGCATTTTTTTTCCATATAAAACCTCTTGAAGTACTACCGTCATAATCAAAAGAATTAAATATACTTTGGTCTGCTGCATTTGATGCAGAATTAATCCAAGCACTTATAGTTATTGTTGTATTATTAAAAGAACCTGCTGAAAATTCTACATTACTACTACTCCCATTAAACTGCGCTGCATTGCCAAACTTCCCTGCTACGTTAAAGTTAACGCTTGTAGGTGTCCCATCAAAATTGCCACTTTCATCAGTAGCATCTGACATCTTATAATAAGCAATACAAGAAGTATCGCCTAATATTTGTAATGTGTCAGTTGTACAAGAACCACCTGCCGCAGCACTATTGGAATTTATTAGTCTTTTACCTAACATAAATTTGTTTTATAATTCTCTTGGAAAAAATACTATTGAATATCTTAATAAGGATTCGTAAGTTGTTAAAGCGTTTATTTCTGTTTCAAATCCTGCTGCTTTAGTTATAATAGAACTACGCTCTGTGGCAACGTCAGAAGGTACGTCAACGTCTCTTTCTGCTTTGCGTAGTATATACCAATCCGTAGGTGTTAAAAGCCTGTTAGCTTCTTCTTTAACACTTTTTATTAAGTCTAATTTTTTAGCATCAATATCGTAGTTGGGAAGTGTTTCTCCAGTTAGTTCGCCTTCTTCGTCTTTTACTTCATAAGTGGTTGTATAATCAATATCACTTACTGAATAAGTAAATACTTTTTTCTTCTTATTAAATTTTAGTTCACCCAGTCTTTGGCTTATAGAATCATAAGGTGGTGTAACCACATTGTAAAACCCAAATTTAGTAGGATCAGATACATTTCTGAAGTTTAAGTGTAAACCATTTTCATCTTCAAATTGAACAGGCAATCTTTTGTATGTTATAATATTTTTATTTTCTAATCTTGCGTACATATTATTGTGCTTTTGAAATTGACATCCAGTAGTCACCACTTGCAACTGCTAAAATTTGGATTAAATTACTTGCAGATCCATCGTAAGTTCCTGCTACTGTTTTTGTTCCACTTGGGAAAGTTGGAGTATGTGAGCCAGTTAAAATAAAATCTTTAACCATTCCTATATTTACATTTGAATAAGTAAACGTAGTATCACCACTCATTGTTTTTGTAAATACTTGATTTGCTCCAAAGTCTAAAGCGGTTGTTACTGCTCCAGTTGTAGTAAATTCTGCTCCAAGTTTAGCATAGCTAATTACATCGTTTGCAATAGTCAAAGCTGCCGAACCTGTTACTTCACCACTATGGGTTGCGTTTGTTACTTTGGCAGTGTTTGCTGTAATTGCTGAATTGATAGCATTTGCTAACTTATCGGTTGTTACGGCATCGTCTGCTATTTTTTGAGTACTAATTCCCCCATCATTTAACGAAATTGTTACTGCTCCAGTTGCTGAGTCTCTTGCAATCGGTGCTGTTGCTGTTATTGAATTAACATCTCCTGCATCGTCTGTGTACAGTTCTGTGAAGTTGTCGTTCACTTTAATAAAGGCATCTCTAATCGGATCTCCTGTATTATCATTGGCGGTAGTACCTACCCCTATTACTTGTTTAGCCATTATTTTTTAATTTTATATTTGTGTTACATCTGCTTTATAATCTGTTGTATCCGCTAAAAACGGAGTGCCTGAAATCTGTGTTAAATCTGCTGTTAATCGGAATGTAACCCAACAAGCAGGAGCTGAAATATCAGGAATTGCCATTGTTGAATAAGCGGTATCTAATCCAAAACCACTATCTGTAATCATATTACAATATATTGCTCCCCAATTTATATTATTTGCCATTTTTCTTTTCTATTTTTTTAATATAGTTTTTTAATTTAACTACATTTTTAGCTTTTGGCTTGTATCTATTTTTTCTCAAAGTACCCATCCATTAAATAAACTGTCTTTATCAGGATAAACATCCTCATTGTTGTTGGTATTATATTCTGGATAGTCGCTTATATGAAATGTAACGTAATCTATCATTCTTCTTGTATAATATTCTGCAAATTCTCTCTCTTTATTTACAAGATAATCAACTTCTGACTTGTCAACACTTTCAGAATTCTCACTAATATGTTTAAAAACCCCACCATTTTTGATTTGATAAGCTGCGAAAGGTAAATAGTCCACCATTGCGTAATGTATCAACATAGGCTGTATATAGGTATTAACCAATAGTAAATATGCTCCTGTAAGTGATGCACCACCAGTTCCAATTATATCAGTTGAAATTTTATTGTACAATTCTGAACCAATATAGTTTTTAATATGGATCTCCTGTGCTATTTTAATAAACTGAATAAATTTATCAGTATCAACGTTTCCATCTAATACTGTATTTTTTACTAAATCTGTTCTCGATATGAATAATGCTGTAGCCATTTTATTTTGGTGTTGTAAAGTTTTTAGGTTTTATAAACCCTCTATTTTTCATATCTCTTGGTCGTTTAGCCACCTTTGTGTCGTTAGTGTCAGGTTTAAATCCTTCTTTTTTTGCTTTGTTAACGCTTATTTCTGCTTTTGGATTTGTTGAGTCAGGTTGTACACCTTTTGCCATATACGTTTTACGCATCCAAAAATGCCTGCACGATCCACCGCCTTTATAGAGCCAAATATCATAAGTAGCTGCACCACTTAAACCCCATCCTGCATTAACTGCAAGATCGCTCATTTTCATTATATCTTCTTTACGATAGATTTTTTTAGCACTAACCATTTTTTTACAAAACTCTCTACTGTTTGCTTTTGTTGTTAATGGTGCATATTGATAACGTACTTTGAATTTTAAATCATTTACTATTTCGTCTTGTTTGCTTTTTGCGTTTGGTCTTGCTGTTCCTGTAGAAGCTAAACCAATCATCTTATCTAGAGTTTCTTCTTGATCATAGTCAACTTCACGTTCATCAACCAATTCCCATTTATCTAAATCTTCATCTTTACCAAAATCTTGAAGAAGCTGTAGCATTTTACTGTCTTCAAACTGAGAACTCAAATTATTTTTCTTATGTTCTTTGCAAGGCATAAACCAAATTTGCCCTTCATAGTCGTGTTCGTGGTAATCATTACAACCTATATTTTTAGCAGCTTCTATAGCCATTTCTTTAGTTGAATATGCTAACCTGTCATCTATAATTGCAAAGTCATTATTAACTACTTGAGAAGACATCTTAACTCCAGTTTCTTCTTCTATTACATCACTATCAGTAACACCTTCCATATCTGTGAATTCTAATGGCTGTAGTGTTTCAAAGTAAAGCTTTAAAGAAATACCATTATATCCTAGAATTTGATCAAAACTATCAATTAATAGATCCTGAAATGGTTTTACTACTACATTGTCGCACAATATAGAAGCCGTTTTAAGCTCCTCTGCGTTGTTTCCAAGTCCCGTGTTATCCTTTATACCAAAAAGCATCGGAGAAACGATCCTGTGGCTTACTAGTATCTTCTTAGACGATTCATCCGAAAGGAACTGGTACTGGTTATGAGCATCACTTAACTGAACTGGTTCTAATGAAGCACTTGACTCTGTATTGTCATTAAATGAAAGTATAAATTTTCCTGCTGAAGAACTACCGCTAAACTTGTCATAAATTCTTTGCTCAATTAACTCTCTTTCTTCTTCATTAGGAATACCATTGTTGAAATTAATCAACATACTTGGTGCTAGTCCATTTTTAATATTGTTTAAATGGTAGTTAGCTATTTCTTCTTCTAACTCTGCGTATTGTAACCCACCTTGATAATCTACTGGACTGTAGTAATAAAATCCTGCTCTATATGGTTTAACACAAATAATTTCTATAGCTTCTTTAGATGTTCCAAATGCAGGAATTCTTTTAGGCTTATCCATTGGCTTTAACTTAGACCAGTCTGCTGAATAGTAATAACCTTCAACTTCATCTGAGTCTTCATTTACTTTTTCTGCTCTTAATGTTTCAATTGGTAAATGTTCTACTTGTGCTATCTTGGTCCTGTCTTTAGAATAAATGACTTGTATTGCACACTGACCCATTAGTTTAAGATCGTAGCAAAATTTTCTTACTGTATCTTTTTTAAATAAACCAACCATTTGTGCATACTGATCAGGTTTTTTATTGCTGTCTGTTGCATTTAGTCCCTTACCAAAAACCATTTGAGAAAGTCCGTTTATTATAGCATTGTTTGTAGGGCTACCATTATATCTGTCAATTAAATACTGATAGTAATTGTTATCCTCACCGTAAAAAATCCAGTCTTTATTCTTTACCTCTTTTATTTCTGGAGAACTATAATTGCTGAGGTTTACTATTCCTAATTTTTTCATATAATAATAAAGTCGTTATCAAAACTAGTGTCTGATGTATATTCGTTCTTGTTAATTGTGTACTCCTGATTAGATTCTTGATCGACACCTTGATCTGTACAAAATATTTTATCTAAATATATGATTTTATTGGAAGTATTTTTTAAAACGAGATCGTAATATCTACCTTCAACTAAAACAGGACTAAAAGTAATTGGTACTGACAAATGATTATCTGAAATTGTACAATTTATACTGCTGTAAGTTTTAACTGTATTTGTACTGTCATCCGTTAGTACTGCTGTTGCTGTAGTAACATATTCTCTAGGAATAACTTTAAATGTTTGAGCAGATCCACTTGTAGTTAATACTTTCATATCAGTATAACGAAATTAATAAATAATCTTGTAAAAAAAAAGGGTAACATTTCTGCTACCCTAATTTAATCAAAATGAAAAATTTATTATGCGTTTGTACCTTCTGTAATTACAATTGTTCCAGTCAATCCTGCGTAGTCCGTTACACTAAATGGGAAGTCAACATCTTTTGTGTCAGAATCCATAAAGTTTGCAGGAGCTTTTTCTTGAGCAGCAAAAGTCAGAGTATATCCTGACATATCACCCATAGCTGCACCTGTTACAACTGTTCCACCTGAGCAATCAGCACCGTTTTCTAAGCCCATCATCATTACATTTCCGTTATAATCTTCAACTGCAATATGTGGTCTACCGTATGCTAATAGTTTTAACTCAGCGTTATCTTCTTTACTTAATTTATGCAAACTTAAATTTAAAGTCTGCTCAAAAAATACTGTTCCGTTTTCTCTTGAAGCTGTTACAGTTTGTTCTAAACTGCTACTTCCTTTTAATTCGTACTTATATGCTGTTAAAGAGCTTGCTGCACCGCCTACTGATGATCCTGTTAAATTAGTAATTTCGTCTGCAGTTAAAGTCACAGTACCTAATTTACCAAAGTCAACAAAATAAACATTCTTTAATCCTCCTACAACATCCTTGCACGGTTCTTTTCTACCTCTTGTTAAATCACACGCCATTTTTATATGTTTTTAAAAAAAAAAGGTGAATAGGCACAACTGGCTTACCCACCCTTTTAATTGGTTAATTAATTCCTAAGAATAAAGAACGATATCCGATCCAATTCCGTATTGTACTCCTGCTGTAAATCTCATTACAACACGTACATTTTGAGATCCATCAATATCAGCCATATCAATTACTTTTACTTCATTGTGATCAGCTAGTAATCCAGTACCAAAGTATAAGTTAGACTTTTCTGCAGCCACCATAGTATTGTCAGCTAATCCATTAGCTACTGCTATTTTCATACCGTCAAAGCTAAGTGTTCCGCCTGTGTACCATTGAGTTCCGTCAGAGTTTACACCTGCTGCACCTACGTTAGTTGCAAATCCACCTAATGCTCTTACATATGCTCTAGCTATATTTTGTGAAACATAGATAAACATATCTTCATTAGTGTAAAGCGTAGAATTTACCGCATCAACTACTGCACCTAATTGAGCAATAACATTTGCAGAAGTTACACCACCACCAACGGCTGCAATATCAGTTACGTCAGCGTCGGCTAACATTAGTTCTTTAAATCCTCCAAACTGTCCTGCGGTTGCCGCTGCTCCGTTCCAAATAGATTGCTCTGTTCTTTGTGCTACTTTAGAAGCCACGTGACCTATTAAAAAGTCTGCAAAAGATGGGGGTAAGTTATCAAAAGCTGAATAGCCCATTGATACTGCTTCCCAGTCAGAACGAAAGTCTGCTTTACATAATTGTAAATTCACTTGCTGAAAATCAGGCTGAATCACACGTTCTGTTAATGTCAAAGTAGATGTTGGATCGAAGTCACAAGTTGCATCTTTTACGATGTTATCACTTGATACTTTTTTAAGAGTTTCCTTAAATTTAATGTTTGGTTTTACAGTAATTAAACCGTTGTCCAAAGTTGTACCACTTAAAAGTGCAGCAGAGATGTATTCACCTGCAAATTCACCTGCGTAAGTAGTTGTTATCGAATTAGTTGTTGCCATTTTATATTTCTTTTATTAATTAATTATTATGATTCAGATGCCCAAACTCCGTCTCCGCCTGTGATGTACCAGTCTGTTAAAGCTACTGCCTTAAGAGTAACCCAGTCACCTTTGTTTGCAGATGCTTTAGTATTGATCCAATCTTTGTTGTCTACACCACCTGAAGATACTGCAGCAATTGTTCCGTGAATTGCATCTGTAGCAGCAGGACTAATAGTAATAATGTTATTACCATCTGCACCTGTGTTACGAAATGTAAATTCAGCACCAATGTTTTCTGCTGTAATTGCAGGAAGACTCATAACCTTTGCATCTGTTGCAATGTTAAATTCTACACCTGCATCATTAATACTAATATCTTGAGTAGTTGTCAAAGTTTCTTGCTTTGATCTCGCTCTTAATACGCTATTGCTTGTTGTTGTTGTTGTTCCCATTTTTATTTATTATTAAAGTTTGATATTTTATTCATTACTCTATCAAGTGTACTATTTGATCTTTTTTGAGAATACAATAGTTTTTTCTTAACAGTTTCTTTTTCTGGATTGTGCTTGATAGGATTTGCTGCAGGTTTTGCTAACTCCTCTTTTAATTGTTGCTCTTCTGCATATACCGTTTCAGTTGTGGTTTTTTCTGACTTAACTGATCCACTTCCATCACTCATTTCTTCTTCTACTTCTTGACCGTCTTTAGGTAAAAGAATAGCTTTAATTTCTTCAACTACTTTTTTAACTTCTTCAAGTTCTTCTTTTGTAGCATAACCCATTTCTTCTTTAGGTTGGTCAGGAGTTTCTTCTGGATTTTCTTCAGCAGCCACTTCTTCTTCTATTTCTGGTGAAGATTCTACAGCACCAATAGATGCAATAATTCCTTCTTCCTCAATTTTTAAAGATTCACCTGCTTCTAGAGTGTAGTCACCTACTGGTAACGGTACTCTCTCATCTTCAGTTACAATGAATACTTCACTACCTATAGCGAAATCTTCTGATTCAATCACAGTACCATTTTCTAAGGTAGCTTGTGATAACTTGATCTTTTCTGAAGCCTCAACTCCAATGATCTCTTTAACTTTATTTAACATATCTGTTGCTTTCATATTTGATTTATATTATTTTGGAAAAATATTTGCAAGATTTGATACAGGTGTTTTATTTACCATATCTGAAATGTCATCGACATATGTATCAATGTAATTTGGGGGTGTTTCATCTAACATTTTATATGCAGCCCTCATATCGTTAGCTATTTTTGAAGCTTCCTTTCTATTTTGTTGAAGTTTATCTTGGATTTTTTTATTTGCTGTATTAACTTTTCTAAATTCTCTGTCAACTGCTGCTGCTTCTGTTACAGTATCTATCCACATATTTCCAGAACTCTTTCGAAGTTCTTCTAATTGATCTTTTTTAGTTAAATCTACTTTAACATTTTTTAACTCAGTTTTTGGTTTACTAAGTTTTTTCATTACTACTCTTACTGATGGTTCCATATTTCTGGTCTTGTTATTATTACGATTAATTAAATCTATTTTGTATTTTCAAATTATTTTACTAAGATGTTTTGGTAATATTTCCTATTCCTTGTGCATTAAAGCTACCATCACAGCATTTCTTGGAATAAGTGATACCATCTTTGCATAAACATCCACGTTTCCTTCCTCTTGGTGAAGGTATTCTTCTGTCGTTATACTCTTTCATTTTATTGGAACACAATTAGGAACTTTCTTTCCGTTTTTCATTTTAAAACCTATCATTTCATAACCTGCCCAACAAGGTTCTTTCAGGTCTTCCTGCTCTAACTCTTTCTGTTCAAAAAAGTCTTTTAATTTATCTAGTCTGTCTTGAGCAACTAATTCTTCTTTTAATCCTGCATCTTGAGGCTTCTCAATCTTGTCTGCAAAGTATCCTTCAATACTAAATCCTTTTACTAAGCCAGTCTTAACATAGTCATTCCAAATCTGATCATTGTCAACCTTAACAGTACCCATCCAAGTCCCTAATGGAACGTCCATATTATATTTAGCTGATTTATCGTGTACCATATCTTCTTTAATCCAACTTTCTACTAAAGTCAATCCTTGAATATTCATTTGGTGTTCGAGTGTACTGTTCTTTTGGTTTCCACTCTTTAAGTACTTTTGGGATGCTTTAGAGACAGTTTCCCTTGAAAAATATATGTAGTATTCCTCGTCTTCGTTTTGCCTGTATATAGGCTTATTTGGTATAAGCAATGCTCCCATTAATATTTTCTTCTCTTTATCTACTTCAGCTAACTGTATCTTATCTTCTTTTTTCAAAGCAATAAAATCTTCTTCAATCGCTGGGTTTTCGACAATACTAATAGCTTCTATACCATTAAATTCGTCAAATTCATCTAAAATTAATTCTACTATTTTCATATTTTATCCTATTGATGCTCCTTCTGTTATATTACGATCTAATGCCTGTTGGTTTGTAATTTCGTTGCTAACTACAAAGGCTTTTAGAGGTTTATCCTCTTTATTTCCTATTGCTTGTGCCAATTGATTCTCAGGTGCTGCACCTACCACATTAAAACTTGGTGATCTTGGTACTGAGGGCTGAGATGGACTTCCACCTCCAACGGATGGTCCTATACTTGCTATTTTTTTAACGTTTGCAAATCCTGCTGCAACTGCTGCTGCTGCTGCAATTCCACCTAATACTGGTCCAACTACTGGTATTCCTGACAAAGAAGCAAATGCACTTGTAGCACCTTTATAGGTTTCTATTGTTGTTTGTGCTATAGCTGCTGCTTTACCTGCTTTACTTTCTTCACCAAAGATTGAAGCCAAGTCTCCCATAGCGTTTGATGCTAAATCAATTTTTGCTGCTGTAGTTTGTTTATCTAGTTCAACTTGATTCTGACTGTTTTCTTGAGTTAATACGTCAATTTCATTTTGTGCTTCCTGAAAAGCTAAAGTACCTTCCTTATATAAAGCCTTTTTATCCTGTAAACGTTTTAAGTCAATTTGATATTCTTGTTCTGCAACATCTTTAAGAGCAAGTAACTTAGCATATTCACCTATTATAAGATCTGCATTAAATTGTAAAGCTGCTATATTAAGTTCTGCTTCTGCATCTGTCTTTGATTGTGTTAACTCAATTGACTCCCTGTCTAAAGCTAAATCATTAGATTTTTGTTCTGATCTAAATCCATCTATCTGAGCCTGAATACCTAACTTTTCGTTTTTAGCTTCTTGTAAAGCTATAGCATTTGCATCACTTTTATTTTTATCATATTGTGCCTGTGCCGATTTAATAATTAGATCAACACCACTAAGCATTTGTTGTTCTTGTTTGTCTAGTATTTCGTTTAACTTATTGTTAGCCTCTATTCTATCTTGTATGGTATTTCTCTCTTCATCTCGTATTTGCCTTTGCTGTTCTGCTTGTCTATCATACTTTTCTATCAATCCTTGATTAACAACTGCTGCAAGTTCTGCTGATTTCTTGAGTTCAACGTTTGCTTTTGCAGTTTCGAAAGCTGCCGAAATACTTATATCTGTTATGCTTTTAACTGCTGATTTAAAATTAGTAACTATAGCTTTACCTGAATCTACAACACCATCAACAATTTCAAGAACCTCACCTTTAGCATTTATGATTCCTAAAGTTAATTCTGCTATTTCTTTCTCGCTTCCACCAGTAAATTGTAACCAAGCTTTTTTAGCAGTAAGGAAAGCAATTGTAAGTCCTTCAACAGCTAATTTAAAAGGTGCTAAACCAATATTCAAAACATTCTTCAATACTTTACCTAATGCATTGAATTCACCATTCCCTTTTATTACAGCTTCAACTACTTGGTTAAATACTATACTTATGGTTTCCATTCCAGTAGCAAAAAGATCTGCTACCTGTTGGTTTGCCATAAATGTCTCCTTCAGAACATCAAACAATTTAATAATTATTCCTAATCCTAATCCGCCACTAACTAGGTTCTTTAATCCGCCTAGTATTTTATTGGTCTTTTTGGTTTCCTTACCTGCTGCTGCTGTTCCTTTAGTTAGATCATCAACTTTAGCGTTTAGTTGTCCAACTTGTTTAATTGCATCTTTAGCTAATGCTTCTAGTTCTATGGAATATTTCTGGCTCATAATGCTTTTTTAAATTGTTTGTAGGCTTCGCTTATTGATTCAGGATATTTGTTTTTACCTAATGCTAGGTCAATGTAATTTCCTTTCCATTTTTCTTCTTCTGCTAATTCTAGTAGTCTTAATATATTATTTATCATTATGTACATTTTACTGCAAATAGTGTATCTATTGTTGCAGGGTGTGTTAAAGTAATTGAATCTAAACAAATACATTCTAAGTAACTTGATTGTGCATTTGCTAATATTGTATAAGTTCTTACATAACCGTCTTTAGTTAAAAATGTAATTGTGTTTTCCTTATCTCCATTAAATACCGCTACACTTTGATAAAAATCTCCGCTACAATAAGCAGTAGCATTTACTATTTGAATATCAGAAATTGCATCAGCAAAATCATAGTTAGTATCTGTATTTGTTCTTGCGTAAAATATATAGTAATTTATAGTCCCATAATTTATAGCGTAGTCTGTAACTTTTACTAAATGAGGTGTGCTTGGCTTGTTGGTAAATGCTGTTTGTGGATATTCAACAACTGTTGTATTGGGGTTTGATTTAATTGTTTCAAGATCAGTACCTAACAAACTAGCTTTATTTGTTGAGAATATAAAACCATACTCGTCTACGTTTTTAGTTTGATCTATTTTACCTAATTCAGTTATTGACCAAGTAGGGTTAATTGTATAATTCGTACCTGTTCCGTGTACTACATTGTCACCTATTTTTGAAATAGTAGGTGGGCTTACAATTATAGCACCTGAAGAATTACCAATGTCTGGTTTATTTGGATCTAGTATATCAGAAGATTGGTTATCACTAGGATTGTCTAATACTTTACCATCTGATTCATCACCACAACCCATACTTGCTTTTTCAACAATTGAATCTGCACTTATTGTAATTGTGTCAACTGTGATACATTTAGCTACATTATCATATTTCTGTTTAATTTGAGTGTCTACAATTATTAAATCACCAAGATTTGTTCTTGTGTTAATTAATTCTAAAGTCGATAAATTATTTTCAAAGTTTGTTACTATTTTATTAATCTTATAAAGCCTGTCAGATATCCTAAACTTATCTGCAAGTGTCATATTCTTAGTAACATTTAACGGAAGATATGCTTTAGTCGTAGTCATCCTCCTACCTTTATCAAATACTTCTGTTATATATTTTTTGTAATACTGATCAAAAAGGGTTTTATTAAATTGTACTGTTTGGTTAAATTCGTTTATTTCTGCAGCATAATTAATATTTACTGAGTCAGTTAACAACACTGAATTTGATGGAATGTATGTACTTGTTTTATTTGATACTGCACCTGTTGAATCAATTATACCAAATGTCATTCCTGTTTGTAATACAGGATAAAACAACAAAGGATCGCCAATGGTAGCACCTTGTTTAATGTCTGCAAACCATCCATATTGAATATTTGTTTTAGCTGTTACTGAAGTATTTTCATCTGGCAACCTTTCAAACATCATATGCTCAAAAGGGTTTTCTACAGTATATACTTGACCGTCAACTACTTCATCTGGTGTTTCATTAGCCCTTCCCCATTCCTTATGGATTCTTTCATTATAATTAGCTGCTAAAAAAGTCTTAGTCCCTTTATATTTAAAATCAATCTGTTTAAATGGTAAAACACTATCAACTGTTTGTTCTGTTTTATCTATGTCTTTAGTAATGTCCCAAACTTTGTTGCTTGATCCATAAAAATTATCTAAAGTTTTAACTTCAATATCTCCATCTATATTTTGGAATGCAGTCAAGTTAAACACCTTAAACAATCCAGTTAAAAAGTCTATTACTTTAATCTCTGGAAGTTTAGATGCTGAGTTTATGTTATTACCTACTATAGTAGTAGCACTACCATTCCAAGTTTTTGGTTGATTTCTACCCTTTGCTTTTGCATATCCTCTAAATGCAAATGTAAGAGCAGAAGAGCATTGAACTTCAATTGTATAAGTACCCTTTTTTAATTCTATACCTCCTTCGTGCCATTCTATATTTTGCCCACTACTATTAGGATTACGATTACAAGTTTGATCTTTATATTCTTCAAATACTAAACCATCTTTTTTAATTATAACACTAAACGTTGCGGTAGAGGTACTAGGAGTAATGGTTAAATCAAACTGTCTAGGGTTTCTTTTATTGTTTCCTGTTGCACCTCTTTGCGGAACTAAAAAACTTCCCCTATTTAATGTAATATGTTTATCGTTTCCACCTGTTGAAACAAAGTCACTAAATACAGAAGAACTATCATCGTCTACAAATAGACCACCTGTTTTGTGATGCAGCCACAAGTACAAATTATAATACGGAATGTTTCCTGCACTAAAAAAATCATCCGTAAATGTAATTGGATAATTATTTTCTATTGCTCGAATTATTACATCAACTCTTAATGCAGGTTTTAACTGAGATATTTCTAAACCTAAATCAGCAACAGAAGAACTAAAAAATATATTATTCTGTTTATCTGTGTTTTTAATTTGACCTGATCCAGAAGTTGAATCATATACTAGCCTTTTTGTATGGGTTATTAAAGGGAACAATAAAGCATCCTCATAAATAACATTATCTACAGTAACATCTAACCCATCAGCCATATAGGTTTTTATATTAGCATCTGTGTAATTGAATGTAAAATTGTTTAAGAAACTTAAGGCATCAAGTTTGTCTTCACCTAGTATATCTTTTAGATTTATTGTGCTACCAAAGAAAGTAATTTTATAGGTATGGGCTTTGTTGTTTTTTGTAGTCGCTCCTTCTAACTTAATTTTACCCTTACGGAATAGTTCATCATTAAGATATAATTCAGCATTTCGTTTTATTCTTGCATCAAATCCTACAATATTATAATTGTGAAAATGTTTAAAAACTTTGTTGTTTATTCTACTAGCAGGTACTGCAAATGTTTTAGTAAAATCTGTGAATATTTTTTCAATATCTCTTACATCCTGTATTGATTGAGTAAGGCTAATTGATTCATCCTGAAACAGATCTACTTGTTCCAGAACACCTTCTTCGTTCGCTACATATAATTTTAGTGCTAACATTAACGTACATTGTTTATCTTGTTAAATGCAAACTCAAAGTCTACCGTGTAGTTAGCTAACTTATCGTTTAAACTCGTTTTAAAGGTCATAGACTTACTTTTAGCAATTAATGGTAGTGTTTTACCATCGTACCTTATCCAAACGTTTTCAGCCAAGAATAATTCTTCTATAGTTTGATTTGAATCTTCATTAATAAACCCAGTATTTAAACTGATGCTTTTAATTGCATTTGCATTATATCTCTGCTGCTGTGTTTCATTTGTTGAATAGCTTACAGTTGAGGTGCTAACTGTATTTCTTTTGTAAGTTTCGTCTGTTACATTGAATGTTTCTACACTCTTTTTAAAGAAGTACATATCTTGGTAAGCACCCATTCTATTTAAGAACGTAATTTTAAAAGGTGTGTATTTAGGTTCACAAATATTATTAATCGTTATGGTTCTTTTTAAAGTAGTGTCATCAGTTGCATAAACTTTAATAGTAGACTTGTCTGCAGGTATGGTTAAATACTGAATCTTTTGATTTGAATTTCCGTTGTCAGTTACTTGAGTCGTAGTCGTATCTATAATTACTTTTCCTACACCTTCTGCAAACAATGGTAGTTTTCCTGCTGTTCCTTCTGGAAGATAAATTGTGTTAGCACTAATTAAAGCATCCGTTGATAATTGTGGGTTAATCTCATCTTCAAAATAACCGTAACCGTCAAAAGCTAAGTAATGATTTATTACTGGACTTCCATAATCAAAGGCAGATCCTAAATCAGTCAAAATAGTTCCTACAGTTGAAACCCATATAGTGTTTGACAAATAATCATTATTAAAAGAAACCGTTATATAGTCTCTTACCAATTCTCCTATTTCAAACATAATATTTGTGTCTGCTCCGATAAGACTTTTAGAAAGTGTGTACTTTAAATCTGTGTCTGTATAAGATCCAGAAGTTCCGCTATATATATATATCTGTAAGCTTACTGATTCAAATGCCATAATTAAAATATTTGTACTGTTGTTTGGTTAGCATAGTTTTTACGGTGTAAAGTTTGTATAACGTTTCCTGAACCAAATGTGATCCAAAACTCTTCTGGTACTGTTACAGTAGATACACCGCCCTGTCCATAATTAATTCTACCTATTGCAGTAATGTTTCCGTTTCCTACTATATAAGGACTTTTATCAGTTCCGTCTATTGATCCTACACAAAGCGTTTTACCCTGTAGATTATATACATCAGTTGTATCTGCGTAAACTTTAAAATATCTAAAGTTAGAGGTAGCATAGGAATAATCAGTTAAATAATTTGAGGCTAAAGGAATTCTAACGCCTATAAAAAATACCTCATTTCTTGAGTTGCAATCTATAAAATTAACATCAGCAGGTTGTAAAATTTCGTAAACACAACTTAATGTAGCACCTGCATTTGAGTAACCACTAGGTACTGTTATTGAGTATGTAACATCTCTATCTGTATTACTTGAAACTTGTGCAAACTTTTTAGGGGTATAATTAAAATCTGTTAAATCTAAAGTACCTGATGCAAAACTATTATGATCTTCTAAAGTTCCGGGCAATACAACTCCTGAAGTTAAAATAGCCTGATCATCAAAGTCAATTAAATTACAAGCTAATGTAGGCACTACTACGTTAGATGTTTGAGTATAAGCTACGCTACATTCTATACTAGCGGCTGCATTTGAATAACCTGTTGGAACTGTTATGGCATAAAACAAAGTCTTACTTATTGAACTTCCTGTACCGTTTGCTGCTACACTTGTTACTGCACTACCTCCACTTGTTTCCATTGTCTTGGTAATTGTACCAACAGAATTTGGTAACGTTAAGACACCTGCTGAAGATATAGCACCACCTAAAAGGTTTGCAGTAGTACAAGTAAATGCTCCTGCATTGTTTACTGTTACGTTAAAGCTATCTACTACTTCACAAGTTGTACTATCAGTTGAACTGTATGCTACAACTACAATAGGAAAAACACCTGCTGTAGTTTTGGTGGTTATGGTAATGACTCCTGAATTTAATGACAAATCAAACTCAGCATAAGAATTTTGTCCAAACTTGTATGCCAAAGTTCCTGCACTTATACTAAAATGATTGCTTAATGTTATTGTTGTGGAGTTTCCAAATACTGCTAAAGTTTTGTCTGGTATTGCATTATTTAATGTAATTCTATTAACACAAGAAGCAACTACTTGAGAAGCTGTAACGGTACAATCTACATAAGCATCCGCATTAGAAAATCCACTTGGTACTAAAACCCTTAAGGTCATTGATCTTGTTGTTACATTTGTTACAACTGCCCATTTACCATTAGCAAAAGCATTATCAGAACTTGTGATGCTTATAAAAGAACCGAACGATATATTAGGAAGGGTAATTTCTCCCTGAACACCAACAGCAAAACCTGTAGCATCTATTAATGTACAAGTCAATGCAACTAATGGTTTAACTGGTTCTGTGTAGTTTAAAAAAAAGGGACTTCTTGCGTTTATTTTAGTACTCATATTTTATTTCTTTAGTGTGTAATCAAAAAAGTCTTCTATGTCTAATCCAAAAGCCTCGATCAATTCTTTAGGTAGTTTTTCAAATCCTTGTTCAAATGGTTTAGTAAAAAATAACGAAGGCTTGATTCCTTTTTTCTGTATGCTTCTAGCGAATAAAAATCCTATAGTATTATAATTCCCTTTAGTGTATTTTCCCTTACTGTCTCTTAATCTTATGTTTTTTAGTTTAGCCCAGTCTGCTAGAGCTTTAATAGGTGGCATCTTAGATCCATAACTAAACGGAGTGTTATATTTTTGTTTCGTTCCGCTAACTCCTTTATCCTGAAACTTACCGTAGTATGGCATATCAAATTTAACAAGGATACTATTCTGCATTTCCTTAACTTGTCCTTCTAACTGGTTATATAGATCACCTGTAGCCTTCTTACCTGCCTTAGTTAATCTTGACCTAGATTGTTGTATAACAAAGTTTTTAAAAGCCTCTAAGACCTTCTGTGTGTTTTCTAGTCGCACGTAGATATATCATTATTAGTTATTACATCAAATGTGGATGCCCATCCTGCTACTTGGTTTTCAAATCTGTCGATAAATGGTTCACAACTAGGAGTGCTTGTGATTTGGTAGTTACTTGAGTATAAATTACCACGCTTCATTTCAATAAATAGCCTGTTCTGTACTTCTAACTGTGTATTCAATACATCCTGCATATTGTTGTTTCCTGCAAATACATCAACTGTTTCTTGTTTACTCTGATCAACTGAGTCCATAGAAAGAACACTTATGTTAAAACTAACTACATTATCTAAGAAGGTAACGTTGTTTACCATTACGTGTGATAGTGGAAAAATAGTTTGCTTACTTAAATCTATATCCGTTATGTTACCGAACGTAACTGTGTTACAATTTGGGTCCTCCAATAGTTGGGTTTTTATCGTATCTGTTATTTGGTAGAACGATCTAGTTCCTTGTTGGCTCATTACTGATTTCTTTTAATTTGTTTAGCTTCTATTTCGTTTTTCTCTTTCATAAAGGTTAACATAGTCAAACATTCTATAGCTCCAAGCTTTGTGATATGTTCAAGTCTTTCAATATTTCCTGCAGCGAGTGCATAGACTGACTGATACCAACCCCATTTGAGTCCAAAGCTTTCAACTCCTCCAAAGTTAGCTTGTCTGCTGTCTCCTTCTGTAAATAGTTCAGGGTATGATTCAATAATTCCTTGTTTAAATTCCAAAAAAAAACCATTGCTCCAACAGCTACACTTAATGGAGACTTCAACATTGCTTCTGAATATTTACTTCCATCATATTCTTCTATGAGATATCTATCTCCTTTGTCAAGAGTAATCGGTCTATATAGTACACTTAATGCCTTATCCATCGTTTCCCAAGAGGTTAAATAATTATCTAGATCTATGTATTCACCGAGAGTGATATCATCTAAATTAGGCACAAAACCATATTCTACACCATTTAAAGTAAATCTAGGGGTATGAGGAGCATTGCTGTTTATTACTTTATTTATTTTCTGTGTTATTTTTACAAGATCATTGTACTTAATCTTCAGAGTTATTTCTAGGTCTATACCACAAAAAATCTCTACAAGTTTTTGCATAATGAATGTACTATCCTTGTTGTCTTCTGTATTGAGTTTCTCGAATTTTACATATTGTTCTAATGTAACATCATCGAGTGTTTCAGGAATAATCAAATTTAACTTCATATTATTATAACGTTATTTAAAACAAATTTATAAAAAAAGGGCAGTCTTTCAACCACCCTCATTAACTAAAAACTATCAAAATAAAACTATCCTTTTTCAAAGGTGGATAAAACCTCTTCTTCTTTTTTGCATTCTTCTGTGCAATAACTACTCCATCCACCATCTAAACTAGTGTCAAAATTTAATTGCTCATTACAATTTCTACAATGTGACTCTTCGTAATCAGATATAATATGGTCAGCTATTTCATAGAAATTAACTTCTGCAACAAAAGCACAAGCATAATCATAGGTCAACTGGTTTTCAGTATATAAATTTTCTAAAACATATTCTTGCATAGCTAATGACAGTTTGTTAATGTCTCCATTTTTACATTCATCTGCATAATCTTCATTCAAGTGAATTTCCTGATCACTAATCATTTCTAAATTGATCCTCCAAGTTGCATAATTTGTCCAACCGTTGTGTGTTGTTTTCATCTTATTTAAATATTAAGGTTATCATCCACATCCAAGCATACATTGATAAATATGCTGTCAAAACCCAAGCTGATGATATTGCTATATTTTTATAGCTGAACATTGCTTTAAGTATTTTTGTTTCTACTCTGTTATTTTTCCTTGTTTTCATATTAAATTATTGGTTAAATAAAGTCTCTGTATTTTTCTAAGTTTTTATCAAACGTACTATTATTTTTAATTAAAGTCAAATTCAATTCCTGAGCCACATAGTTAATGTGTTTCTGAGTTGTAACACTCCACCAACCCAATTGGATCAGTTGTGTTCCATTTATTGTTGCAACGTGGGTACTATATGAATATACCTTGTTACCTATTACATTTAAGTTTTGTTTGTACTTGTCCATTTTTTAAAGTGTTATAAGGTTATGTATTACTTCTCCAGTTTTTTCACCGTTTTCTATAATTTCGTAATCGGTATCCATCCCTGATTCGATAATGTCTTCAATCAACTCGATAATAGTATCAAAAGATTTTTTGTAATAAGAGCAATTAATAGTGTATTTTTTCATTTTGTTTGTTTTTAATTATAGAATAAACGTACAGAATGTTTTGGAGTTATCCAAATTTATTAATAATTATTTTCCGTAATGGTTAATTGCTTGGTAAGATTTTTTGATTACCTGTATCCTGTCATCTAGGGTATCACCAATTACCTTACCGCATATTGGAATACATTCCGTAATGAAGTAATCATCTACATTAAATTTCTTGCTAGTTTTTGTTGCTTCTGCCTGAACATATTCAGTTCTTCGACCACCATAGCCAAAGTCAGATTCATTACGATCTGGAGTGTCCATTCTAACGTGTCCAATATATTTACCTAGACGGTTAAACAATTCTAAATGGTATCCGAGTATTTCAAATGTCTGTGTCATATTATTTATTTTTTAGGGTTTAATAATTTTATCCGAACATATGTTTCATTTCTAAATCTGCTTGTAAGTTGTGAGCATATCGACTATACTTATAATTTTTACCGATTTGCTTATTTGTTTCTGAATCAATTACTATAAAGTAATCGTGGTTTATTTCAACATAATATCTTTCATCCATTGTAATTGTTTTTAATTATAAAATGAACGTACAAGTTTTTTTGTAGTTATGCAAATAATTAACTAGAGATATTCTAAACTAGGGTATTGTGTCAAGTTTGTAAGATTTACCTGACTGCATATTTACCGTAGTTTGGTCGCATAAGTTTGTTTAATATGCTGTACCTCAGTGCATCACACGAATGATTGTTTTTATCTTCAGGCTTATTTGTTAAGTCACCATTCTTATCTTCTAAGTATTTATATGATCGCATCTCCTTTATAACGTTAGTACTTGTGTTCTTTACGAAAATATTATACCTTCTTAACATATCTAGGCCTAAATTTATCTCTCCTTTTTTAGTTGGTTTGATATTCCACCCCATTCTATGGATCTCTTCTATACTTTTTGGTTCTGCTGAGTCTGCGAATATTTCATCTCTTCTATCTAGTTTTAATTTGTCGAATTCTTTTGAAATGTCCTGATTTGTTAATCCTGTACTATAAATTAACTCTTCTACATACATATTAATTCCATCTATATATGTTGCTACCATTGCTGTCGGATCATTTGTGAAGCCAAAGTCTAATCCTCTTGAAACTAACTTAGCTGTACTTGGTATATTATAACAAGTTTTAAATTCAAAAATTAAACTTCTACTTTGCCCCCTTAATCCTAGACCATATATGTTCCAGTAATTTTGATCTGTGTCTTTTAGTAATTCTATTTCATCAACTATCTGCTGTGGTAGAAAGTGGTTATCCTTATAGGTCGTTTGGTAGAAAGAACAATCTTTTCTAGTTAAAACTTTATCATATATCCAATGGAATTCATCACTTGGGTTATAATCCAGAACAATCTGTTCAGAGGTCCTAAATATTAATTGCTGCCAATCTTCAAAGTTTAATTCGTTTGCTTCATTGATAAATAACAAGTCTCTTTTTCTACCCCTGATTTTTTGTGGCTGATCTAAACTAATAAACTCTACAAAGTTACCATTCAATTTATATGCTGATTCTGTCTTGAGATGCAATTCCTCGTCATATAATGAATAGCTGTTTAGGATTGTAAAGAAGTCTCGCATTACTGTACCTCTTACTGCAGGGAATGATTTTCTAACTACTGTTATTGTTTTGTTTTCATTCTGCTTACAATAGGCAAATATAATCCATAGCAAAATATTATAAGTTTTACCTGATCTTGTGCCACCTTGATGGACTATAATTTTATTTCGATCGTTTACTAGAGACCTAAATACCTTATTGGTGTGTATCAGTTTCGCTTTCAATAGGAGTTACATCTAAAACATTATCAATAATTTTAACTTCGAACAGGGGTGTTATTTGATCTCCTGTTATTTCTTGTCGTTCTATATACCCTCTGCTTTTACCTTTAGTTTTCAAAAAGAATATAAGTTCTGCAGTATGTCCATCCCTTACTTTTTTAAATAGTACTGATTCTGCAAAGTCTAACAGTTCCTCTTTTACATTGGATATTTCTACCTTAAATTCTGGATCACTATCTCTCCAAGAATAGAAAGTCTGTCTACTTATTCCTATTTTTTTACAGCAAAACGAAACGT